ATCCGAAACACACAAGAGGAAAGATTATCTACCTGCCACTCCTATAGAATCGGAACCTTGACGCTCGGTGCGTGAAACGCAACCGAGTATAAAATCTGTTAAAGAAATACCCCAGCTTTTACCATGAAAGCCTGAAAGATATGTGTATTTATCATCCTTATATTTAAAATCAACTCGTGACATCCCACTCCTATAGACTCATAATCTTGAATCCCACTACTATAGAATCATAACCTTGAATCCCAATCTTATAGACTCATAACCTTGAACCAAAGTATTTAAGGGTGGGGCAGGGGTTTGCGAGGTACGAGCAAAGGGCTGAAAGAAATAAGTCGAACCGAAGGTTCGGTCTTATCTCCGAGCGTAGCGAGGAAAAATTTTTTTTATATCACTCGCCTTCGGCGATCCTTTTCTAATTTAAAGCTTTCTTATGTAATGCCTCCTTCGCTTCCGGCATTACAACAAAAGCTTTACTGGTCTTGAATGTTAATAGCTGGTCAGTTATTTAAAGTTGTTCAGCAGTTCGCCGTCACCGGCAAAGCAACCGACGGCTCCGTTTTTAAAGAGATGGCAGGAACGGAGAGGTTTGGCGGTTTTTTTTCGTAGCGGCGTAATTTGCTTGCGAATTATGGCGCAAAAAAAAAGACGGGGAGCCGAAGCCCCCCGTCTTAAATTTTTTACCAGTTTTCAGGCTCGCTTGGCATCGGCTGGCGTGCGTTATCTGTCGCACGTTTTGCGCCTAGCTTCAAGTTGACCTGTTCCACATGTTTCTCATGTGAGAAATCGGGAACATGAGCAACCCACCAAGCACGGGTACGCATTCCGCCCGTCTTTTCATCAGGTGGGAGAATCTCAACACCACAGGCAAAAACTTTTTCCTCTTTGCCTTGTGCTGGTCGTAGATTTATTTCTACTCCCTCTCGGACTGGTTGCCCGACTTCGTGAACGTCACACCATAGACGCAGGTCGTGGTGAAGTTCGAAGAAATTCACCACCATTTCTACCGTGTCCGTTCCTTCTGTCATTTTTGAATAAGGGCAAGCTTCACCTAGTTCGGTGAGGCTAACTTGAATTAGACGACCACCAGCAAAGGCGAGTTCCCTTTTCTGTTTGCCGTTTTCCTCAAGTCCAACAATCTCACCCGAAGAATGAGGCATTGTCACGTTACTTATTACTCGTGTCTTGTCCTTTAGTTCTCCGGTTTTTTTGTTGGCTTCCTGATAAGTTTCCAACTTGGTTGGAGTGCCTGAAATTCTAGACAAAATTACGTTCTTAAAATTTCGGCTATACAATTCGTTTTCCAAGTTGGAATCTTCCCAAGTTAAAAGGTTTTGAATTGCTTCGGGTATTGCTATCGCCGGAGTAAAAAACACCGGAGCAGATGCAACGGTAGAAAGGATTTCTAGCTTTGCATCTGTAATAGGATCGAGCCCAGTGCTTGCCTTTTCAGGGTTAGCGTTTGGATCTCTAGCAAATTGATCTTCAGGTGAAATCAATTTTTTGGTTTGCGTTTTAGTTCCGCTCGAACTCTTGTTTGTCATTATTGCCTTTTCATTTATTTATATTTCGTAGCCTTTGTGACTACCCTTAAATTATAGCAGTGTTTCCACAAAAGAAGCGCCATTTCTACTAGTCCAGGTGAATGAAAGAGAACATTCACTTGGACTTTTTCGCAAGCGAAAACCGCAGAAATAGAGCTTCTTTTATTCGCCGACACCACACAAAAATCCTTCCCCCGATAACGGCGACCAGCTGGCAAAGCCAACGGTCTCGCCGTAATCGCCCGAAGCCCCACCCCTTTGATTAATGCCGAGCGAAGCTCGCCTCATTTCCTGCGAGCCCTCGCCTACGGCGACCCCTCGACCCCACCCAAAACGGTGCGCCTACCGGCGCCCTTTTTTCTACGCACACACAGCCCCGACAGGCGCTGTCCACACACAACCCCACAGACACTCTGACCTGCACTTATGCACCTCTAGCGACCTGTCGTCGCTCTGTGTGCGATTTATTCGCGCCGAGTGAGCCTTCGGCTCCTATTATACTCGGCGCTCATGCGTTCGGCGGATGCTGAAGCCTAAAGGCTTCGCATTTTAGCATCCGCCTCTCTTTAAAACCCGTGAGCCGATATCATCGAGGCATAGCCTCTTCAGATATCGACGCGATTTCTAAGAGCGTCGCCCTAAGAAAGGGTACGCTACGCTACCTTTCTTACCCCGACATCCCCCCCATGTACCAGACCCCCTAGATATAGACAAATGTCTGAGGTGTTGTTCTTTTCGTGGACACCACCGTTGGTTGTTTTTGAGCCTTGTTTCCCCTGGGTGTGCCTTCCGACCGTTTTAAGTACGGCTCCACTTCGAGTTCGAGCGATCACGTTTTACTCTGCCTCTGCTTGACTTGATTGCAGGGGGCGGATGCCCTTCTGACGGGCGAACTGAACCTGATAAGGGTCCGCATACTTCGTTTTTATTTATTCCTCTGTAGTATGGACGGAGGGGCTATATATTTATATCATGGGTTGGAACATGTTCAAACCTTTATAGGAGTTTTTTATGGCCGCGATGTCAGATTATTTGGAGCGTAAGCTTCTTGACCATACTTTAGGGACTGCCGCTTTTACGCATCCTTCGCAAGCGTATCTTGCTTTGCATACTGCCGATCCGACTGATGCTGGTTCGGGTGCGGAGTGTTCTGGTGGGTCTTACGCTAGGCAGACTATTGATTTTAATGCCGCCGCTGGTACAGGTGGTGCGGTGACTAATTCAACTGCGGAGGAGTTTACTGATATGCCTGCGTGTACTGTTACGCATATAGGTATTTGGGATGCTTCTTCTTCGGGGAATCTTTTGTATCATGGTGCTGTGTCTTCTTCTAAGGCTGTGGCTTCTGGTGACACGATTTCCCTCGCGGCAGGTCAGCTAACTGTTACCCTTGCTTAATGGCTACAAATTATCCGACCTCGCTTGACACGGCGACGCAACAACCGTCGCCTTCTGCTTCTGATGATTTAAACACTTCAGGTTTGGAACATGATGTGGTTCACACGAATCACTCTGGTGCTTTAATTCAGTTAGAAACAAAGCTGGGTATTGGGGCTTCTGCGGCGGCAGACGCTTCTGACGGTCATGTTATGACTAGGCAGGCTGATGGTAGTACAGCGTGGGAGGCTATTCCTGCGGCGGCAACGCCTACTGTTATCACTGTTGCGGATACTACGGATTCGTCTTGTAGTGTCGCTTTGTTCGAGTCCGCTACTGGCGATCTCGCTCCGAAAACTGATGGTGGTGCCACGTACGATGCGAGTAGTGGTACTTTGACTGCTACTGCTTTTGCTGGTGCTTTGACAGGTAACGTGACCGGGAATGCTTCTGGTACTGCGGCTACTGTCACAGGCGCGGCGCAAACAGCTATTACTTCTTTGGGGGCTTTAACAGGTTTGACTGTAGGTAGTGACGGTACGGGTGGGGATGTTACTTTCTACTCTGACACTGCTGGCGATTCGATGGTGTGGGATGCTTCTGAGGAGAAACTCACGATAACAGGTACTAATTCTGCGACAGCGTTAGATATCGCTGACGGAAATGTTACCGTCGCTGATGATCTTGCTGTGACAGGCGCTATAACTGGTGGAAGCGTAGTAGCTCCCATAGCGATAAACGCCCAGACTGGAACCACCTACACTTTCGTGGCCGCAGACGCTGGTAAGCTTGTTACTTCTTCTAACGGTTCAGCGCAAACTTTTACGGTTCCTCCGAACTCGTCGGTTGCTTTTGATGTGGGTACTCAGATCATTGTTCAGAACATTGGTTCAGCTAACTGCACGTTGGCTCAAGGCTCCGGGGTGACGATAACGTCTGTTGATTCCAACAAAGAGATCGACGGTCAATACGCTTCGGCATGTTTGATTAAAACTGCCACTGATGCTTGGACACTTATCGGTAAGCTGAAGTAATGACTTTTAATCCACTTATAGTGGGAGCGATTCAAGAATCTGGTGCAGGTGGTGTTCTCGCTTATACCGCTTCAGGTAATGAAACACCACAAACTCACGGCGTTTACACTTCGGTTACTTTTCAAGGCTCAGGTTCTTTTCAAGTAACAGACAATAGTGCTGGAGCCGCTATAGATGTTTTAATTGTAGGCGGTGGAGCGGCAAGTATTGAATACGGTTCACCTACAGGTGGTGGTGGTGCTGGCGGTTTGCGTACGGTTAATTTAATTCCAACGGTTCAAACTTACACAGTTACAATCGGGGCTGGTGGAGCAGGCAGTTTTGCTTCTAATACTACTGGGTCGCCAAATCAGGGTGGCGACACTTCGTTCGGATCATACACAAGTAATGGTGGTGGTCGTGGCGGTCACTCTGCTACAGGTTATCTTGCCGTAGCAGGTGGTTCAGGTGGCGGTGGCGGTTACAACAAATATGGTGCTTCGGGTAATACTCCTTCAACAAGTCCATCTCAAGGAAATGGCGGCGGTGCTGGTGCCGCCGCTGGTGGAAGTGGTCCGTTTACTTCTGGTGGTGGTGGCGGTGCCGGTCAGACTGGTTATGGAGGTTATGGCTCTTGGAATGGTTGGATGTGGTGGCCAGCGGCGGCAGGAGCAGGTGGTAATGGTTCAAATAATGATTATCGGACAGGCTCAAATATAGCTTACGCCGGTGGGGGTGGCGGTGGTGGCGGTCAGAGTGGTTATGGTACCGGCGGTACTGGCGGTGGGGGTGCCGGTGAACAAAATTCTACTAACCCCGGATCTGGAACTGCTAATACAGGCGGCGGTGGCGGCGGTTATGACGGTTCAGCTTACAGCGCTGACTCGCTTGGTGGTTCTGGAATTGTTGTAGTTCGTTTCTTAACAGCGGCATTGGGGTAAGTATGGCTCATTTCGCGGAACTAGACGAAAACAACAAAGTCCTTCAAGTGCTTGTTATTAGTAACGATATAACTACTGTTGACGGTGTAGAAAACGAACAGTTAGGAATTGATTTTCTTAACGACTTATTACCTGATTCTGGAACATGGGTGCAAACATCTTATAACAAAAACATGCGTTTTAATTATGCAGGAATAAATCACATTTACGATCCAAGTAATGATGCTTTTCATGCACCACAACCTTTCCCATCGTGGGCTTTAGATGAAAATTTTCGGTGGCAACCACCTGTCGCTCGACCTATTGGTGAACCAAACGAAAAAGGGTTTATAGACACGTTTTATGAATGGAACGAAGATACACAAACTTGGGATCAGATATGAGTGGATTTCAAATTGAATCTACTTTATGCTAGGAGATAACTATGGCAAGTAATTACCCGACCTCACTAGATACAGCGACACAGCAACCGGCTCCCGGAGCGACAACTGACCTTGACGCATCCGGTTACGAGCATCACTTGGTTCACACGAACCATTCTGATGCCATTATTGAACTTGAAACCAAAGTTGGTATAGGTTCAGCAAACGCCGCTTCAGCTTCAGCTAACACTATTTTGACTCATACAGGTAGCGGAACGACAGCTTGGAATGCTCCTGCTACACCTACTGCTATTACGGTAGCGGACACTACTGATACTTCGTGTTCGGTGGCTTTGTTTGAATCAGCTACTGGTGATCTTGCTCCTAAATCGGATGGGGGTTTAACTTATAATGCTGGGACTGGGACTTTAACAGCGACAGCTTTTTCTGGTCCTCTTACTGGTAATGTTACTGGTAACGCTTCGGGTACAGCCGCGACTGTTACTGGAGCGGCTCAATCGGCGATTACTTCTGTTGGTACTCTTACTTCTTTAACTGTTACTGGTGCTGTGACTGCTGGTAGTGTCGTTGCTCCTCTTGCTATAAACGCTCAAACAGGAACTACATATACCTTTGTCGCCGCTGACGCAAGTAAACTTGTTACAGCTAGTAACGGTTCCGCTCAGACTTACACTGTTCCACCTAATTCAAGTGTGGCTTTCGATGTTGGTACAGCTATCACGATTATTGGTATAGGTGCTGGTAAAGTAACTTTGGCTCAAGGGTCAGGAGTGACGATTAACAGTAAAGACAGTGAGAAGGCGATTGATGGGCAACACGCTTCGGTGACGATAATTAAGACAGCTACAGATACTTGGCAGCTTATCGGCGCTTTGCAGGCTTAACATGTCTCTCATACATGCTTTAGCTGGTTCGGTTTCCGCTAGTGGTGCTGGTGCTATTCCTATGACTGCTTTTGGTGGGATTATCACACAGTATGAGGATTCTGGTACAACATATCGTGTCCATACTTTCAGGGGTACTGGCACATTAACTGTTTCTGCTGGTTCCGCTGACGTTGACTATCTGATAGTCGCAGGAGGCGCTGGTGGCGGTGGCAGAGGTGGCGGCGGCGCTGGTGGTATGTTGACAGGTACAAGTGTTACCGTTGATGCGGCTTCTAGTCCGTACACAATCACCGTAGGTACAGGCGGCGACGGTGGAGAAAACGGTGCGACAGGGACAGCCACCAACGGGGCTAACTCTGTAGCGTTGAGTGTTACAGCGACGGGTGGAGGTCACGGAGGAAACAGTTACACAAGCGGTTATGACGGCTCAGCAGGTGGTTCTGGCGGCGGCGCTGGTTGGAACACTACTGCTTCTGGTGTAGGAGCGGCTGGGGCTGGTACAGCAGGTCAGGGTAACGCAGGCGGCGCTGTTGACATTCCTGCTGGTTATGTTTACGGCGGTGGTGGCGGCAAAGCCGAAGCGGGCAGTACTGATGCTGCGGGTTACGGCGGCGACGGTGCCACGGGTTATGGAATCACTGCTACGACTCCATATTATGCGGGCGGTGGCGGTGGCGGTCGAAGTAGTGGCGATTCTCTCGGCGGTGACGGTGGCGGCGGTGCCGCTGGTGCGGGTTATGCCAGAGGCGGTGTCCCCAACACTGGTGGTGGCGGGGGCGGCGGTTATTCATCAACCGTTTCAGCAGCGGGCGCAACGGGTATTGTTCTAATCAGATATGCGGTGGCGTGATGACAGTAAACACAGCAACACCTGATTACATAGTTGACGGCGTTCTCACTGATGGTGAAGCGTGGGTTGCTCTTGGTACAGCAACACCATCTGCCGCAGATGTGGTTTTCACTTCTACGACTGGTGCTAACGACTGGTCACAGTACATGGATCTTAAAATTATTGGCTATGTGCGAACTTCCAAAGCCGCAGTATCAACTTCTCTTTTATTAAATTTGAACAATGATTACGGCAACAACTACTCCATGCAGTATTTATACGGCGGTGGTACTACTGTTGCCTCTGGTACAGCCACAACGACTTATGCTTATGCAGGATGGGTTGCAGGTGACAATGCTACTGCCAACGTTTTTTCGACTGTGGTTATAGATTTGTTTGACATTAACAGCGGTAAATTCAAGTCCGTTATGGCATGGTCTGGTGAGACTAATGATGTCACTAATTACATCGCTACTTTTGCAAATGTGTGGAAATATGAAGCACCAATTACGGAAATTGATCTTACAGGTGTAAGTGCTGCTGCTGGAGAGGCAGGTACACGTTTTGATTTGTTTGGGATTCTCCCAAGGATGGTGACAGCATAATGGCTATTATGGAAGCAATCGCAACACAGTATTTAGAAGCCGACGCTGCGTCAGTAACGTTCTCGTCTATTCCTGCAACATACGAGCATTTGCAAGTACGTGGATCGGATGCGGCAACAGGGGCGTCTACTGGTCAGGCTTTTTACATTGAATTTAACGGATCGGCTGGAACGGCTTACTCATCATTTATTTGGAGGGGAAGCGGTGCCACCCAGTATGCAGATGCTTTGACTTCTCAGGCATATGTTAAAATTTGGGATGGCACTCAGGGTGTCAATACTGATGTCAGTGAATATGCAACGATGATAATGGATGTTTTGGATTATACGAACACGAACAAAAATACAAGCGTCTTATTATTTGGCGGTCAGTCGATTAGTAATACTAATAGAAGGATCTGGTGGGGTAGCGGTCTTTGGGATAACACGGCGGCTATTACACAAATAAAATTTACGCCTGCTAACGGAAACATGAGGCGTGGTTCAGAGTTCACACTATATGGGATAAAGAGTTCATAATGGCTGTTTGGAATGTTATAGATCACACAGAGTTTAGCGGAGCGGCTAATTACTATGAGAAAACTTCGATCCCTTCGTCTTACGATCATTTGTATTTTGTAGCCTCAGTTAGAGCAGATACTAGCGCTTATGAAGATTGGTGTCATTTTGCTTTGAATGGAGACACAACAGATGTTAATTATGATTATCAGTTTTTATATGCTAACAGTGGGACAGGTTCTACAGGTTTTGGAGCGTATGCTTGGGGCGGTTATTGTCCCGCCGCTTCTGTTTTAGCGGACACTTTTGGTTGTGTGGAAATGTGGATACCTAACTATGCAAACAGCACTAATAAAAAATCTGTGTTGTCAAGAGCCACTTCACCTAATAATTCGACTACAGGTGGTCAAATCGTTGTTGATATGGCGGGAACCCTTTGGAACAATACTGCCGCTGTTAACGCTTTTAAATACATAGTTTATGGCGCCAGTGGAGATTTTGTGCAATACAGCACTTTTACATTATATGGAATAAATGGAGCAGGATAGGAGAAAATATGGCAGAACCAAGATATAAGGTCGTGAACGGTGAGTATATCGAACTCACGGCAGAAGAAATAAAAGAAATGGAAGATAGAGCCACAGCAATGGATTTGGATTTCACTTTTACCAGAGTGCATCGTAACGCATTGTTGCGTGACTGTGATTGGACTCAAATTGCAGACGCAGTATTAGGCGATCATACTGCTGAAGAATGGGCGACATACCGTCAAGAACTACGTGACCTACCTGCAACATATAGCAAGGTGTCCGAAGTTGTTTGGCCTGATGACCCTCCTACAGCTAAAGCTAAAGCCGAAGAGTAACGTGATTAATGCCTGTATATCCAGCACCCGGACAAGACTATAGCTCAACCACATTAGAGTATTCTGGTGGATCTTCTGCGTATACAGGATCAACTTACAAATACAGCGAACCCGGATTAAATTACAACCATGTAACAACCGAGTATGCCGATCAAACATTCAATATCGGGTATCGGAAAGCTAATGTAAGTTACCGAAGCGCCGACTGGCGTTACGACGGTGCAGCTTCTTACGAAACGCACACAATAGCAGCTTCAATATCTGCTTCTGGTTCTTCCAGTGTCACATTGCAGATGACGAACTTTATTGGGGGTAGTGTCACTGGGTCGGGTTCCACTTCAACGACTGTTCAATCAACACAGTTTATAGGTTCTTCGCTTTCAGCTACTGGTTCTACAGTAACTGCAATCATCGAAGAAGCTTTGTTGAGTGCAGGCATATCAGCATCTTCGTCACTGTCAGCTACGATATTTCAAAAACATTATCTTACTGGCGAGTCGCTTTCTTCTACTGGTTCTACGTTAACAGCTATTATCGAGGAGGCTTTGATAGCCGCTTCGCTTACAGGATCGGCAACAATTAGTTGCACTATTGAGACTAACAGACCAAATCCTCATGTAACTTTGGCAGTTTCTTTGCCAAGCGATGTTACTCTTGTATCATCTTTAGTAGATGACGTTTCGATTACAGTAGGTGTTTAATGGCAACATACGATAAAAATGACCAAGTGCGCGTAACTGCCACGTTTACAACTGGTGGGACTGCTGACGATCCAACAGATAATGAAGATGATGTGACTATTACTTGGAATAAACCTGATGGAACTAACACTTCTTACACAGGGTCAAGTGGTATGACACGATCTGGTACAGGTGTGTATTATAAAGATTTCACATTAGATCAGATAGGTGTTCACACAATAAGGTTTGTTGGTAGTGAAGGTATCATTGCCGCAGAAACGGTTGAATTAGAGGTAGTCAAATCGGTATTTGACCACGCTTAACTTATGACACAAAACGCTAGTAAAGATCGAGGCGAGAAGAATAGGAAACTGTTTCTTCAAGCTTTAGAAGATCAAGGGACAGTCCAGGGTGCTTGTAACATTGTTGGTGTTACACGTTCTGCTTATGAGAAGTGGAGACAAAGGTTCCCAGAGTTCGCGGCTAAAGCTGATGCTTTAAGAAATGAACTCTCAATTAATGAACCTAAGAAAGAATGGGACGGTTCTTTTAAAAGTTTCAGAGATGAATACTTCGGACATATGTCACCTTGGTTTCATCTTCAAGCTATCAATGCGTATGAGAATACACCTCCGGGTAACTTAACTCTTATCTTGTGGCCACCTGAGCATGGTAAAACTACTCTTGCTGAGGATTACTTTTGTTACAAGCTGGCTACGAACCCTGAGTTCAGAATCACTGTTGGTTCTGAAGGGCAGGATATGAGCCGTAAAATTCTTGGGCGTATCCGTACACGTATGGAACCTCATGGTCCTTTCCCTAAATATGTAAGCAAGTTCGGACCGTTTGTTCCACAGAACCAGAGTGGTCGTAAGACTGCTCAAATGTGGGGGGCTGATTATTTTGATGTTTTCAAAAAGCAAAGGCATGATGAGCGTGACTATTCGATGGTGGCTTTGGGTTGGCGATCTAAAATTGCTGGTACTCGAACCGACCATTTGCATGTGGATGATATTCAGTCTCGTGTTTCGTTAAACCTTACAGAACAAATGTTCGAGGTGTTCCGACAGGACTGGTTGACTCGTCCGGGTGAGAATGGGCGCACAAGTATTAATGGCACAAGGGTAGGTGAGGATGATTTCTATGAAAGAGTAATGAATGAAATAGATGAAGACATCCTTACTGTTATTAAGTTTCCTGCAATCGTTACAAACGATGAGGGTGAACCTGAACCGTTATGGCCTGAAATGTTTTCTATGGAAAAGCTTGATCGTATTCGTCGTAAGGTTGGTGAAGAAGCATGGTCAAGAAACTACATGCAGGAACCTACCAGTTCTCTTTCTGCGACATTTACAGATGATGCTATAAAGAAATGTTTAAATCCTTTAAGGTCGGTATTACATGACCCACCTAAAGAGTGCAGTGTTTACATTGGGTTAGACCCTGCGTTGGGTTCCAATAATTGTGTTGTTGCGGCGACACCCCATGAAGGAAAGTTGAAGATTCTTTTTGTTCGTGAAGATATTGGGTTGACACGTAATGAACAAATATTGCAAGTAGTTGAAGACGCGATACTCAGGTGTATGAAGAATGGTAGTACTGTTTCTGATGTTGTTATTGAAGCAATGGTGTTTCAAAAAGGGTTATCTCGTGATGAACGTCTTATTGAAATGACAGATAAATATGGGTTTAGAGTAAGGGAACATCTGACAGGTGTGAACAAATATGATGAAACTATAGGTGTTCCTTCTATGGCTTTATCGTTTATGCGTGAGGAAATTGAGATACCTTACGCTGATGATCCGTCAACAAGACATCAGGCTGACCAGCTAATTAGACAGCTAAAATCATGGCGGCCATTAAAAAGGGGTACTAAACTAAGACAGGATCAGGTAATGGCACTCTGGTTCATATGGATTTTATGGAGACAAAGGAAGCAAGCATTTGACGTTGACTCTTCACAATTTAAGTTTAAAGCGCTACCTTGGAGTAAGTTGAAGACACCTGCGAAAGTCGTAACATAATGTACACATTTGAAGAAATAGTTGGAATAATAAGACAGCGGCAAGAAGCACAGTCTCCTTTATTAGAACGTATGCTTGATATCAAAGAACGTTATAACGGTGATTATGTTATACCGCTTCCTTCTATGGATGAAGAACCTATTCTTCCTCCATTAACTCCTTCTTTAATTTCTGAGAACATTGATGCTGTAGCTCAAAGAGCCGCATCTGTTATGCCATTTATCGGATGTCCTGCTATAGACCCTAGCAAAGAAAGAGGTAGAAGATCGAGACAATATGCTGATGTGCGTAAACGTGCGCTTGCCGCTACGTGGTATCAGAATCGTTTCAAAGTTAAGATGCGTAGAGCGTATCGTCACCTCGCTGGTTATGCTACGACAGCTTTATGCGTATACCCTGATTTCAAGTTAGGTATGCCAAAGATAGAGGTACGTGATCCTTTAGGTGTTTATCCTGAACCACAAGCCGCTGAGAATTATGATGTTCCTCGTAACTGTGGTTTTGTGTACGGCAAGTCTGGTGACTGGCTACGCGCAAATTATCCTGCTTCTAGAACTGAAAACGGTGGGCCTATAGATTCAGATGAAAACGCTAGGCAAGAACTATGGGATGTATGCGAATGGATTGACGGTGAACATATCGTCATTGGAATAATGGGGCCACGTTATGGTTATCACAACTCAACGTATTCTTATCACAGCACACAATTAGAATTGTCAAGGGCTATTAACAGAGCAGGCATGCCTTGTGTAATAACTCCTGGACGTATCACTTTAGATAAGATAGCTTCATCAGTTTCAAATGTTGTTGGTATGACAGACTTGATGGCAAAGCTTATGGCTTTGGAAATAATCGCACAGGAGAAAGCAATTTTCCCTGATAGGTACATCATTGGCCGTTCAGGTCAAGTGCCTATGATTGTAGGAGGTGAATGGAAAGATGGGCGCGAAGGTGAAGTCAACGTACTGCTTGACGCAGAACAAATTGGAGAGCTTCGCTCCTCACCCGATCCCTCGACCAATATCGCCATTGATAGACTTGAACGTAATGCGAGGATCTCTACTGGCACGGTTCCCCAGATCGGTGGAGAAAGTTACGGTGCTTTACGGACTGGTAGGGGCATTGACGCTCTCATGGGCGCTTCTCTTGATCCACGTGTGCAGGAGCTTCAAGAGACAATGGAAGCACATCTTCCCTATTTGAATGAATGCATCTTTGCTTGTTACAGAGGTTACTTCGATCAACAAAAGTTTGTTACATTCACAGGCTACTCAGGTGACTTCGGTCACGTAGAGTTCACACCTGAAGAACATTTCGAGTCTTTCGATAATGTTGTTTCTCATTCAATACCCGGAGCAGATGTTCAGGGTACAACAATTCAGTTAGGTCAGTTGCTACAGATGAAAGGTATTAGTCTTAATACTTTTCGTGTGAAGCATCCTTTCGTTGACGATCCTGAAGCTGAAGGCAGAAGGGTTGATGAGGAACAATTAGAAGAAGCGGTAATGGCAGGTATACAACAACAAGCCGCTCAAGGAACTATGCCTATTGTTTATGTAGCGAAAATCGAAAAGTTCAGAAAGGATGGACATGACATTTTTGAGTCTATCCGTAGGGCTGACGAAGAGCTACGCCAAGAACAAGCTCAGGAAATTCCTGAACCTGCCGAAGGTCAAATGATGGCTCCTGAAGCGGCACCAGGATTAGCCGGTGGTCCAGAGATGGCGGCTGGCGCTCCTCCTGAACAAGCTCCTCCGGGTTTAGCTGAGATGAGAGCCGCATTGTTAGCAGGCGCTAATGCCTAGAGCTAAGAAAACTCAAGGAGCTAAAGCTCCGGGTTTGGAAGCTGGTGCTTCATATGGTGAGAAGTCTGAGAATCTTCAGGCTCAAAATCCTAACGAGGGTGGTATAGCTCTTCCTAACATGCAAACTAAATATGATACTGCGCGTACACCTGATGGTCAGGTAGCGGCGGCTCAACCTCAAGGTGCTGTTAATGCACCTTTGGATTTAGCACAGCAGTGGATACCTAATGTCACTCCTTTAACAGCGGCAGATGATCGCCCTGATCTTGGGTTGACTGCTGGTATTGAACCTCAACCTATGCCGGGCGCACAGTTGGGTACTTACTCTTCTGAGAGAAGTAACAGATTGATTAAGAGACTCGCTATGACTACAGGCAATCCTAACTTGACTGCTCTTGTAGAATCGTTTGAGTCTCGTGGCTGAGAAACAATTAGTTCCATATAGTAGAACTCGCGTATCGCCATTTTTTAGTGGCTCAAATAATTATGAGTTGCCGGATTCTGATGTTCCAGAAAATTATGACCATGCTCCTTCTTATGAGGACGTACGTCTTAATAACAGGTTTGAACTCATATCAAACAATGGTGGGTTCGGAATATTCGGTGGGGATCTTGACCAATTAACAGATATTGTCATGGCTGATACAAGCGATGACGACATGTTAGATGAGTATTTAACTACACGTAATGCTGAATCTGTATCTGATGGTAAATCCATGTTGGAAAGTATGGCTGATCCGATTCAAGAACAAGAGTTTGCTAATCTTCCACCAGCCGCTCAGAAAAGATTACGTGATATAGGATACAGGCCACCCGGAGAGAAAGGCCCCGGTTTTGCTTGGGGTCTTGGTGGTATTCCTTATGTTGGTGATTTTGTTAAAGGGGTTACAAAACTTTCTGTTAAAGGTTTAGGCATTGGCGCGAAAATAGTTCAGCTTGATAAAGCTTGGGAACTTCTTATGATGTCGGGGCGTTTCGCTCAACGTGCAGGAAGATCGCTTGCTTACACAGATGCTAAAGAAGGATCTTTCCTTGGTGACATTGGTTCTGTGATGGATGGTTGGCGTATGACTGAACATGCGGAAACTTCTTTTGATGAGAACTCTTACGCTCAAGTAATGAAAATGGGATTTGATGATTCTCAAGTAGAGATGCTGAGAATGTACGCAGGTTTCGGACAGAACGGCGTGTGGGATCTTATTGTCCGTCGAACAGGTTTAGAAGACGATGAATCTATTCGTCAAGAATTTGAAAAAGAAATGGACTGGATTAATTCTGATCGTGCGCGTGAAGCTATAAATGTTTTTGATGAAGGTCGCGTGGACACAATGGAGTATTCACGCAAGTTCTGGAATAAGAATAATGCTTTTTTACCTGATGCTGAACGTGGAACTACATATGGAACCATTGTAGGTTTCGCTGGTTCAATGACTACTGAGATTTTGTTAGACCCAACTACTTGGGCTGGTGGAATCTGGATGAAAGCTATTAAGTTGACACGCCCTGCTCAAATGGCAATGGTTCGTCCCGGTTTAGTTAAGCGAACTTTCTTAAAAAACAAAGCTCGTATTCAAGGTAAGGATCTTAAGAAAGGCCCTTGGCAAGCAAGAGAATCTACGTGGAATAATATTGATTTTTGGAATAATTTAACTGACGCGATGCGAGCTAACAATAAGTATTCGTTACGTGGAACTTCAGGTGCAGATGAGATGGCTGACTGGTTTAGTAAAGCCAGATCAGAAAATTTCTTTGGTGGTATTAAACCTATTCTTCTTTGGAGAGGTAGACAGTTAATCAAGTTCCAAGATGAAGTTGCTGAATCGTTTAAAAGTTTAGACGAGTTGGATACTTTAACTAGTGAAATTTTCAGAGAAGCCGCTGAAGCTGGTAAAAAAATAACAATAAAAGATGCTGAGCTTATAGCTGAAAGCAGATTAACAAAAGCTAACCCTGATTGGATTCATCCTGAAACTTATCTGCTTCAAAAATATAAAGGATTAAAACCTGTTTATGAAAGAATGAAAGCATGGCATAAACAAAAAAGAACTTTACAATATGTCGCTCCTAAAGGTGACGTATGGGAAACATTTGTTGAAACTGTAGGTACGCAAACTCTTGGGCGCGAAGCTATGGAAAACATGTACACGGCTGGGTTTACAAAAGCTAATACAGGGCTTTCAACTCCTGATGGCATATGGGAATTTATGTACAGTGAGGCTGGTACTGCGGCTTTATCAACAGGCTTTGGTGGCAGAGGCGCGGCTAATGCCGTGTTGCTCCCAACTGGTGTAGTCGGTAGATCATTAGGTTTAGCGCGCAAACATATAGATGTAATTGTAGATTTTGGTGCTAGAAATTTCCAAACTACTGCTTTAGCTAAAGACATGTCTCGTATCGGAATGCAGTATTTAGCTCAACAAGGACGTTGGGTTGCTAGAGAATTATCTGATCGTATGAATTTACCTGTAGGTGACGCTAATCGTATTGTGATTAAGGATCTTAAAAAACCATTAGATGCTAGGTCGATTGGTCTTATTTTACAATCGACTGCTGATGGGCCTGTTGATAGTCGGCTTCTGCAAAGTATGGGTATTAGCGATCCTGCTCAAGTAGAAGATCTTATTAAAACTGCTGAGACTTTAAAGAAAGAATTTGTTGATTATGCATCAAAGCAATCAATGTTTGACGAGTTGTTTAACTTCTATGCAGATCAAGGAATAAATATTGCTGACCAAGATGTATTGAAAAATATTAAGACAGGTCAACGCCCTGAAACTTTCAGTGGATGGTTCCGTGTTTACAATAATTATCTTGAACATGCTAGGCACAAGCCGGGAAGTAGAAACTATGAATTGATAGGTGGTCTTAAAGCTGGTGCGTTAGGTGTAGGAGATCATGTTAAAGCAGTCGCTGTGCAACTTATGTATCACCCAGCGAAACTAGCTAAGAAACTTACAACGCATGTTCCTTTAAATAATATTATTGATGTTTTGGATGATAAGACTGCTTTGAAAGAATTTGATGCTCTTGTAGAGATGGGCATTCTTGCTGACATGCCTCGTGAAGTTATTGAACATTTTAAACACACGTTCATTAATGGAACGGAAGCTCAAAGATGGAATGTGCAAGTCGAGTTCCTTATGGATTTCATGGCCAGATCAGGAGCGATACTGCATGGTGGTCCAAAAGTTGAAACATTCATGCGACGTTTCATTAGCAAAGCAGATCATGTATATGACATTAACAGGCAAGACAATATTGATTTCTTTGGTGGGTTTGAAGTTAAACGAGCGGTAGTTCCGGGGCCTGCTCAATCAGCCCAGTTGTCAAAAATGAATATCATTCCTGATTTTCGGGAACTAGCAGGTATCGCTAGGTACATGGGATTCATTCGACATATGGGTTGGGCTATGAGCTTGCCCACTATTGATAAAATGTTCAGTAAAGTTTGGCGACCATCAGTATTGTTACGGTTTGGTTACGTTCCGAGAAATGGTGGCGACGAGCTTTTACAGTTTGTTTTACGCGAAGGGATGGGCGCAACTATACGTGGTCGTTTAGCACGAGTAGTTAATGGAAGAACAGTAATGTTCGACCAGTATGGAACCAAGATCCCTGTTTACAAAGGTCGAGCAGTCCATGATGTATTTGATCCTGTAACAGGAAAACGTATTCGTAAAGGCGAATATGAAGATTTGCTTGTTGGTTCTGATCTTAAACAAATAGCAAATCTGAACCTTAAATCTATGGGTGAGGTTCATCACAATAAATTTATGGGATTACTTACGGCTCCGCTTCGTTTCGCATCAGAAATAAGCGGTGTTGGAGATATTGCAGTTACACGTAAAACTTTGAAACGTTTAACTGACGACCCAACTAAAAGACGAAAGTTCCAATTCTCTGATTGGGAAACTCAACGCAAAATGTTTGAAGACAATAGAAAAATCGTGCGTTCTGAAATGTCGTCAACTATAAGAGGTAAAATTTTTTACCGTAACTGGGTGTTAGGTCAGTGGGCGGCGGCACGATCAAGTGAGGTAATGCACAAGTTCGCTAATAGCGCAGGGTTACCTAGCAAAGCGGCTACTGCTCAATGGTTCGGTAAGAAGTTAACTGATGAAACAGAATTTGAAGCGCACATGGACGCAATGGATATTCTATTATCGCATCCAAGTGTACGAGATTCGTTTATGCGCGATCTGTTTAATACTTACGATCCGTATTTGAATCCTCAACATTCATTAGATCAAGCTATGAGATCAGGTGGATTCGGTAAGGCTATACAAGCTAGACATCGTATACCTTTAAATTATGCGGGATCAGATTTTACTTGGGTTGATAAGGATGGAGACAGAACTTTAGATTATTGGAACGGTCTTAATTCACAATTAGTTGAAATGAGTCAAAGTCCAGCGCATGTTCTTATGGCTAGAGAGTTATCTCAATATGTTAGTGTTCAAGCTGAAAGAACAAACCGAATTATTTTAGATGAGCTAGGTATTGTTTTTGATGCTGATGATCCGATAGGTGCAAGTCGTGAAGTTGCTCGCATAATAGAAAGATTATCTGTTCAAGAAAGAAGAGCATTAAAACAACTTTATAATGGCACAGGTAATCTTACGTTGTCGCCTGATGCTGATGCGCCTACACATTTTCATACACAGTTCGACAACTGGGCTAATAATGTAGGTGACGATAATAACCTTATGGAAATTTTTGTAGGTTTGTTAACTGATCCAAAGACTCCTAGTAAAACTGATGTGAATTTTTGGACATCTATAATTAATCAAGACTGGATGATAGCTAGATTAGGTGATGAGACAGGTAGCACTGCTATGTCTCGTTTAATGGCTATGAGTTTAATAGCACCAGATTCTACAAGAATGAGTTCTAATCTTGATGAAGTTTTAGCTTTGGCACATGACGCTAATACAACATATATGCGTAGTCCGCAAGGTCAACAGTTGGCTCATTCAATGGTTGCTTATGAATTAGGTGGTCATGGTATAGCAGGACAAACAGGCATGGCTCCTCCACAAAGAGGAGCGGTTCGTGTTTGGACTCCTAAACTTTCTGAACCAGCTATACGTGTTCTTGCTGATTATTTCATTATGGCAGGGCAAGATCCTGATTCTGTTATACATATACAAAATGCTATCTACAGAAAATTGATGAGAAGATTGCCTCAAACTTTACCTGATAGAGAAAAGGTAGCTGACAAAGTATTGAGTCTTATACATCCTTCAGCTACTCCTTATCAGAATAGAACGATTGGTTCTTTTGAAGACATGATTGGTTTCAGTCAAGCGGCTGAACAAACACATATACCTTTGTTAACTGCATCATCTGATCCTCACGTTGCTCATTCAATAGGTGAAGCTATAGATGAAGCCTTACGTGAGGTAGCTGAAATACGGTCAGGTACAGGGGTTGGTACTGATTGGATCGGACCTAAATTAGAAGTAAGGGATATTAGTTCGGATGCTTTCTTTGCTAAGCCGGGTCTTACTGAAGCTCGGTTAACTAATCAGTATGGTACAACGCCTCGTGTGAATCAGAATGGAACAGTTGTTTCAGAAGTAGCTGGTATAGAACCAAATGGTTCAAGAATTTTTTACACTGTTGGAGATGACGGAAGCATAATCTCTCCTGAAGATGTCGGTGGTTTTGAAAACCAATCAGTGTTCGCTGTAGCACAAGACGTTCTTGCTCAACCCGGAGGTGTGGTACAGATACAAGATTCTGTTCCTCAAGTTATTTTAAAGAGAACATATAAGCGTAAAGATCCTACGACTGGGAAAACGGAATATTACACATCTCAAGCAAATTACACAAACAAAGATTTCAACCCTGACGATTGGGAAATAGCTGACGAATTTTACACAGTGTTAAACGACACTGATGCAATGGTTGAAGATATGGCACGAGTCCAGTTGGAAGGGTTAAAGAAAATAACTTTATCTCAAACATCTGAAACTGCTATGCATGAAATCTTATTTGAACTTTTAGATGACGAGGTTATTCCTTCTCGCTTAATGGCTAATGGGAAACGTTCTGATCTACCGCAAAGTATTTATGCAGAAATAGGAGTAGGCGCGCACGAATTTAAAGGGCAACAAAAGTTTGATTACCTTTGGAATAAAGTTCTTACCGCATGGTTCGATGGTGTGATTCATCCTGCTATGGAAGCTATGGTACGTGAACCAATGTTCACTCATTACTTTGCTGAAGCGTGGAGATTGTATGAGAAAACTGAAGGCACATACATGATTAACGCCGCGAAAGAATCTCCTATTTTAAACAAGCTTGGATTATTCTCCACTGTAGATGAAGCAGATATTATTCCTCAGTTGGAAGATTTCATTAAGCACGTATGGTCTAACCAAGCGTTAGATCCCAATGATGCATTGTCAAGAGTTGCTTATGCTATGTCTCAAGGCGATCACGCTCAAGTTGCAGAACTTATAGCAAGAAACTCTGATCTTGATTTTATGAAAGCTCTTATAGAAAAGAGTAATAATAAAGCAGGAGCTATTAGAGAATTAACTAAATACTCTAACCGTAGATTCAACGCACATCAGAACCGTGTCAATCATGCTATGGAAAAAGCAGGTTCAGTTACAGCTTCATTCATTGACGATCATCGTATACGGTCACAATTCCAAGAAATGATGGGATCATTAATCCCATTCTGGTTTGCTGAAGATTTGTATTTACGACGTTGGGTTAGAGGCTTGACACAAAATCCTTTGATGTTACGTAATCTTCAGTTAACTATTCGTGGCGGTGAAAAAGCAGGGCTTGTTAGAGAAGATCAGAATGGGAGAAGGTACTTGATTATTCCTGCTACGTTGCCGTCAAGTCAAGTTTTAATGGATGCTTTACATGAAATACCAGTTATAGGTGGATATCTTGCAGGTGTAGCAAGCATACCTACAGTTGACCAAATGTTCAGACTTGACAGACTTATGCCAGGATACGATTTAGAAACTGTTGGCAGGCCACAAGTCGGACCGTTTATTTCTTACCCATTGACACGGTTAGCTGTGTCTGATCCTACAATTTTTGAAGATATAAGTCCTTTCATGCAAGAACGGTTTGCTTATGTAGCAGACAATAGAGATGCTGAAGATGCTGGTAATTCAAAACTGCATGATTTCCTTGATGCTTTCTTCCCTTATCCAATATCTCAGGGATTAATTATGACACAACAGCATTGGAACAGGGGAGAACAGTTCGCTTCTGCACAAATACAAGCAGTTAAACTTCGTCAAGCAACAGGGCGTATGCCTACACAAGATCAGATATCCAGAAAAGAAGACCCTGATTTGTTCAATGAAGAGTTCATGGAACAGTTAGACCATGAAGCGCAACAGATAATGGGCATGAATTTCACTACATGGTTCTTAGGTACAGGTAAAGGAACAAACAAAGATTTACGTTTCGGTGATGCTTGGGATTGGAACTCTGAGTTGCATTGGTACATTCAGCAAGGATGGACACATGATGAAGCTTTGCTGATGTTCTATGACAACCATAAGTATGATGAAGATTTTGATAAAGACTCTTGGGAAACTCAAACAAAGATGTCTCTCTTCCAGACTGGTACCAGCAAAAAAACAGGTGTTGGTTACACACAACAAAGTAAGGCTGTTGATAAATGGTTAACAGAAAACGGTGAATGGGCTATGAATTTCCCTCATTCAACCAGCTTCTTAGTTCCTTACGAAGTTGGTTTGGAATACAACGAAGACATGGCTTGGGGTTGGAAGCAACGTCAGATAGCTAAAGGTTTAAGAGAACTTAAAAGCAAAGAAGAATACGTTAAAGATTTCTATTTTAATGGCGCGGCTTCAGAATATTATGACCGTAAACAACGCAATGCTTATGCTGTTGCAGTTTTACAATCACAGAATCAAATGAAAGCGGCTAAGGAACTTACTGAAAGGTTCAATATTTGGGATAAAGGTTTCATGGACAGACATCCTGTGTTCTTTGTTGAAACTCAGAAGGGACGTTCATCTATAAGGCGTGAAGCTACGTTCCAAGAGTTTAGAAAGATTGTTAGAAACCCTGAAATGATACCTGATTCACCTTATAAGAATGAGATTTTAGATGTAATGATGGACATTGTTAGATTAAACTACGAATTGGAAGTTATTAATAAAAGACCAAATGTTGAAGACTATAGGAGTTTTGTGAAAGCATTCTTTTTAAGACGAATTGAGGAAAAAGTGGCAGGCAAACCGCATCTACAACCTTTGTTAAATAACCTTGTTATCCCTTATTTGAATCAGGAATGGGTTGGTCAGTTTAGAGCAGGGCTTATAAGGATTGCACCGAAGATTATACCTGATCGTGAGTGGACAGGAGTTACGTTGTAATGGTAAAGATTCCAGGTATTGTAGAAAATGTTGCAGACGCTATTGGGGATGTAACCGAACTAGCACAAGATTTAGTTGGTATTGATGGATCGGATGAACCTTCTCCATCAGGATATAAAACTATAGCTGAACTTCGCGCTCAATATCCTGAACTTGAAGATTTGCCTAAAGATCTTGGGCTTACAGATGAACTAGCTTTAGCAAAAAACATTGTGGCAGAGCTTGAAGGACCAGATAAAAATTGGGAAAGGTTCATAGCATTTTTATCTGACCGATCTATTATTACGTTAGGTGGGACAAGCGGTACTGGAACTCTTGACAGCCTTTGGGAATCCATGATGGGTACTGGTAGCCGACAGCACTTTATGGAAGCTGATGGCGCTCAAAGAATTGATTTAGGTAAGCCCGAAGGCGTAATGCAAATGTCAAGGATTTTGTCTACAGATGTTATTTTTGAAAAGACTTTTGGGTACACGCCTGAAGATTTTGAAAAAGAGTTTTACAACTCAGAGCAAGTAAAAGAACAAATGATTAATGATTACATTGAGAATCTTCGCCATAACAGCAGATTTGTTTTAGCTACTGGAACGGTTGCAGGAATGTTAGCGACTACTACTGACGAAGATATGTCTGCGCTTGTCGAAGAAATAGAAAAAGATCCGACACAATTCCAAGACTTTATCCAAATAACTTTCGATGGCACTCCACAAGGTGTTATTGACAGTTTGGATGATTTAATTTCTGGCATGTCACTTGCCCCACAAGAAATAGTAAAGAGGTTAGGAAGTTTAGATAGCCAAGAGATGAGTCTTATACAGTCAAGATTGCAGGAGCTTGGATATTTTGACACTAAAGACGGGGCGCGTTTAATGCCTAAGTTTGGTATAACTTCTGATGAAGCTACTCATCAAGCGGTGTTAAATTTTACTCACGATTTGTTAAAAGCAAAAGTAAATAATGGTGGGGATTATTCTGTACACGATTTTCTTTTTGAAAAGCGTTTAGAAAATGTTGCTCGCCATAGACAAATAACAAGTGACGCTGATAGCGAAGCGATAAGACAGACTCGTAACATGATGATTAATAATGCTGGACAGATAGGGCAACAAGCTTTAACAGTTGCATTAGATGAATCAGGTGCAGTTCTTACTGAAAGAGGTAAGGAACTTTTCAATTCTTTTATGTCTGAAGGATTTGCAAATCTTTCAAGTGAAGACCAAATTGCTTTATCAGAAGCTGGTCAAGCCGCTGATAATGAAAGAATTGAACAGTTGCTTGCTACCTACTATTCGGATGGTACTTTCGCAAGCGACTGGGCAGACAGTATTGTTGTTGGTGCTAATTCAAACAATGATTACGGCCATTGGGCTTTAATGTCCGGGCATATAACAGAAGAAGAAGCGCGTATTCTTTCAACACCTGTCGGTAAATTACCTGCCGATCAGCGCGCTAGAGCGCAACAGATTAGAAGCAAGCTTGAAGCTAATTCAGTTGATATAGCTAGGTCAGCTATGAAATACCATTTCGATATGGCAGGTTATGATCCTAATGACCCTAGCCGAAGTAAATCTGATACAGATATTCTTCGTTCTTTTAACAACACGTTTGGTAAAGCTACAGGTGCTACTAACGGGTATGATGATTCTCGTATACAAGCTCTTGTAGATTCTATGAGTAGTACGGCTGGTGTAGATTGGTTAACTGCACAACCAGTTGATACAACTGCACAAGATATACATAGTGATATGGCTCAAAATGCTATTGATGCTTTGAATCTACCTGACAACCAGAACTACGATCCTAATATGGGTGCCGCTATAAGTAATGTTTTGCGGTCTATTGCTAGCACAGGAAAAGTAGGGTTTTAATGGCAGACACACTTTGGGAACCATTTGAAAACAATCTACACAGGTGGATTGATGATGTAGGCGGTAAAGTTATTCGTGGTGTTACAACACCTGAACAAGAACAGCAGATCATAGACGGCATTCGTGCCACTAACCCTGCTGGTGTTCCTTGGACTACTGCTGAAGAAAGCCCTTACGTTGATGGTCTTGCGGCAACTGTGCATATCCCTCCTCATAAAATGGAGAGAGCTAAACGTATAGCAGTGAGACACGGTTTAAAGTTTGATGGTAATACTCCTTGGCATGTTGAACCTTTAGGTTTACGCGAAGGTGTACTTAAACCTCCTGGTGTAAAAGCGGATAAGTATTTGAGTAAGTCTATCGCTGATGGCAATGAGGGTATTGCTAGAGGGTTTGATCGTGTGTTAGGTGAAATGCATTACGGGGATCAAGAAGTAATGAATGCTTCTAGAGAAACTAACAACAGGCGTATTCCTATAGATGAAGCTAGTAAAAAGTTTTTGCGTGTGATGGGTTCTATTACTTCTAATAATAATTACAGTGCTGTTGATCCTGATACTGGTGCTGTTGGACGTTGGCAGATTCTTCCTAAGCATTGGGATAAGTGGACTGAACAGGTGTTCGGTCAGAAAATTCCACTTCAAAAGGATGAGACTACTGGTGTTATTACTGCACCTGACAAGATAACTCAGGATCGTGTAGCGGCTGGG